TAAAAAACTCTCTAGGAATGAAAACAGATGAAAACCGTTTACTCTATCTACGACTCCGTGGGCGGCTTCTATAGCCCAATTTTTCAAGCTGAAAACGATGCTCACGCCACTCGTATGTTCTCCCAAAGCATCGGCCCTGATAATGTTCATTGCGCCGATTACTCCCTTTGGAAACTCGGTACATTCGATCCGGATACCGGCGAGCTCGAAACCCCCAAAGAACCCAGACTGGTCCTAAATGGACTGTCGTTTAAGAAAGGCTCAGATCAATGAAATCTGTTATGACCCACAACTTCAGCCGGGTACCTAAAGCTGATATACCTCGCTCTAGCTTCAACCGCTCTCACGGTCACAAAACAACGTTCAACGCTGGCGAACTGATCCCCATCTATGTGGATGAGGCTCTCCCCGGAGACACCTTCAATGCAAAACTCACGGCCTTTGGCCGGCTCGCCACACCAATCCATCCCTTTATGGATAACATGTATATTGATACTCACTTTTTCGCAGTCCCTCTCCGCCTGCTCTGGGACAACTGGGAAAAGTTCAACGGCGCACAAGACGCCCCCGGCGACACAACTGACTATCTTGTCCCCACGGTCGTCGCCCCAGCTGGCGGTTACCAACCATCTTCAATGTCCGATTACTTCGGCATCCCAACTCTAGTTGACGGACTCGAAACCTCTGCTCTCTGGCATCGTGCTTACAACTTGATCTGGAACGAATGGTTTCGTGACGAAAACTTGCAGGATCCCGTGCCTGTCTCCACTGGTGACGGCCCTGACGATCCTGCTAACTTTCAAATCCTTCGTCGTGGCAAACGACACGACTACTTCACCTCTGCCCTTCCATGGCCTCAAAAAGGTCCCGCTGTGGAAATTCCATTAGGCACCACCGCGCCTCTTGTAGGCGTGTGGTCTGTGTCCAATGGCACTGCTGGCGCTGCCAGCATCGACGGTCAGTTCCCAGGTCAAGTCTCCATTGCTGAACCTGGGGGAACCGTTGCCTATATCGACAATGAACCCTATGCGGACCTCACTCAGGCTACAGCCGCTACCATCAACCAACTACGCCAATCCTTTCAAATCCAAAAACTCTATGAACGGGACGCCCGAGGCGGTACCCGTTATATCGAAATCCTCAAATCTCACTTTGGGGTCACTTCACCTGACGCTCGCTTGCAGCGTCCGGAATATCTGGGCGGCACTTCCAACCCTATTCAACTCAACCCCGTCGCCCAAACCCAAGAAACTACTGAAACCTCTCCACAAGCCAATCTCTCTGCCTACGGTACCGTTGGCATGAGACCTCACGGCTTTAACAAATCCTTTGTGGAACACTGCGTCGTCATAGGCTTTGCCTCTATGCGCGCAGACCTCACCTATCAACAGGGCCTCAATCGAATGTTCTCGCGCTCCACGCGCTGGGACTTCTACTGGCCCGCCCTCTCTCACATCGGCGAACAAGCTATTCTCAATAAAGAAATCTATGCCGATGGATCAGCCACAGACGATGACGTCTTTGGCTACCAAGAACGGTTCGCAGAATACCGCTACAAGCCATCACTCATCACCGGCGAATTCCGTTCTAACTTCCCTCAAAGTCTCGACACATGGCACCTGAGCCAAGACTTTGCTTCACTCCCTGCTCTCAACTCTTCGTTCATCGAAGAACAACCCCCGGTCGACCGGGTAATAGCTGTGCCCACATCACCGCATCTTATCCTTGATACCTACATGATGCTGAACACGGCACGTCCTATGCCGGTCTACTCCGTACCGGGTCTTATCGACCACTTCTAACTCTAAGCAGGGAAACACTTATCGGGAATTTTCGAACCGGCCCTCAGGCCGGCCCGGCTTCAGCTGGGTTCCCGTTCCTAACTCAACACTCTACCCGATCAGGCCTCTCGCTCGTGCCGGAGGCACAAACTCTAAGGAAACATCATGGACCTTCCAACGGCAACACTTGGCGGCTCCGCCCTATCCTTTCTCGGCGGTATCTTCTCAAACAAAGCCAATAAAAAAATGGCCCGCGAACAAATGCGTTTCCAAGAACGCATGTCCAACACGCAATACCAACGCGGTATGCAAGACATGAAAGCTGCGGGCCTCAACCCCATCCTTGCTTACAAACAAGGCGGCGCTTCCTCTCCAGCTGGTGCGACGGCTCAAATGCAAAATCCTCTGCAACACATGCCCACGTCCGCGCAAAACTATGTCGCGGCTAAGGTTGCAGAAACCAACATTAACAACACAAAAGCCAATACGGCGCTTCAACTTACGCAAGCAAAAACAGAACAAGAACGGGCTTCTCTCGTCCGGTCTCAGACCGAGCAATCTGACGCTCAATCCGGTCTCCTTGGCGCTCAAACCTATACTGAGGGCTTCCGCCCGCAAGAAGTCCGCGCACGCGTCTCTCAGCTGGCCGCTCAAATCAACCTTACCAATTCTCAGGAAATCCAACTGCGCGCTCAACTTCCGACCATACTTGCCGATGCTGGAGTGTCCGAAAGCAACTTCGGCAAAGTTATGGCCTACGTGAAACGCGCAAACGACGCTGGCGTCGGTATGGATAATATCATCGGCCTTCTCAAACTCATCAAAACCGGCCCCGGCGGCGCAATTAAATTCCCCACTATTCCGACCAAACGAAACGGCTTTGGCACCCGCCCCAACGCCGACAATTCACCCCGCAACCGCAACTCAGACGTATTGGAATGAACATGACACCTCTGAAAACAACAGACCGCATCGCGGTCAAATTCTACCCCAAAGGCGAAAGCCTCACTCACCAATCTGCCAAGGATGAATGCGATATCAATCGCATCATGCTCAAATGGCAGAAAACGGGCGTCCTCACCCACGCCCAGAACTACGAAGGTCAATATGGAGACTTCACTCACGTGACAGGCGACTACCAACAACACATGAACGTTGTCATTGAAGCCAATGAAATGTTCATGACTCTTCCCGCCACCGTCCGAAAACAATTTGACAACGATCCCGGCGAATTTCTCAAATTCGTCGACGATCCGGACAATCTCGAAGAGATGCAACGCCTAGGACTGGCTATAACGCCTTTCTCAGAGCCAACTCTCATCGACGATGACCCTACCCCGCCTAAAAAGGCGCCTACCTCTAAGAAGGCCGCTCCGTCGGCCTCAACCTCAGAAAATCAGGACGATTGACAACCCGGGCATAGTATCTCTCTTGTCCTAACTATGCCCACTGACACCGTTCAGTACAAAAACCCAACCGGAAGGTACCCAAAATGTACAAACGCAAAAAAATGTCCCGCAAAAAGTCCAAAAAAAACTTCTCAAAGGGCAACGGCGTCAAATCTAAAAACATCCTAAGCGGTAACGTCATGCGTGGCGGCATTCGCCTCTAATGCAATGCAGCTGTCAGATCAAACTCCGTAAAGGAGTGGACGGCGGCATGACCGGCAACCCCAAAATGGGATACGGTGATCTCCTCTTTACCGTTCCCGGGGGCCAGTGCATGGCCTGTCGGATACGCCTCACTAGAGAGTGGGCGGTACGGGCCATGCACGAAACCCGCGAACACGAAAACAACATTTTCGCCACTCTCACCTACTCTGACGAGGAGCTTCCCTATGCCAACACTCTCAACAAAAAACACCTCCAAGACTTCCATAAAAGACTCCGCAAAAGTCGCCCGCATTTGCGACTTCTCGCCTGTGGCGAGTACGGCGACGAAACCGACCGCCCCCATTACCACGGACTCTACTTCAATCTTACTTTTCCCGACAAAGAACCACTGAAAGTCGTTGACGGAAAAACCCTCTACAGATCGGACACTTTAGACCGCATCTGGACTCACGGCCTCTGCAACTTCTACGATGATATCACCCCACAATCCGCAGGATATGTAGCTGGATACACAAAGAAAAAAACCGGAAAACTTGCGCAGGAATTTTACCAATGGATAGACGAGGACACAGGCCAGATCATCGATCGCCAACCCGAGTTCAAAACCCAATCCCTGCGCCCCGGTATTGGCCAAAAATTCGCTCTCCAGTGGATAAAAGATATCTACCCGCGGGACGAGATTATCCACGATGGAAAGGCCATTCTTCCTCCAAGGTACTATGACAAACTCTGCGAAAAGCATCACCCTGAACTCTGGCGCCGCACCAAACTAAAACGCGCCATCAAAGCCCGCAAAAAACAGGAGGAAAACAATGCCTTAGCAAACGCTGACAAATCCGTAACTCCCTACAAAGGATCAGACCGCCACGGCATGGCGTCTGAAAAA